TAGTTTGTTCATACCTATGGAATGGAACTTCGAGGGATTCATTGATTCTTATGGATTACCTGTATTCAATACGCCAGAAGAGCCCGTCAAAGACAACTATGGTCAGTATATTGACGTCGGAGTTATTGAACACTGGGAGAATGAAGTTGAAGGGTTAAAAGGAGATCAAGACGGTTTAAATGAATTTTATAGACAATTTCCAAGAACTGAAGAGCATGCTTTTAGGGATGAAACTAAAAATAGCATATTTAATCTTGCTAAGATTTACGAACAGATTGATTTTAATGAAGAAGCTAGATACTCTGCCCTTATTACCCGCGGCAGTTTTCAGTGGAAAAATGGTATTAAGGATACAGAAGTAGAATTTGTACCTAATCCTAACGGAAGATTTAATGTTAGTTGGGTACCAAATAAAAGTTTACAAAATAGAGTAATAATAAAAAATGGTAGCAAGTATCCAGGAAATGAACATATTGGCGCATTTGGTTGCGATAGCTATGATATATCCGGAACTACAGATGGTAAAGGATCTAAGGGGTCATTACACGGCCTTACTAAGTTTAGTATGGAAGAGGTACCAGCAAACAGGTTTTTTCTTGAATATATAGCTAGACCTCAAACAGCTGAAATATTTTTTGAAGATATATTAATGGCATTACATTTTTACGGTATGCCAATACTTGCAGAAAATAATAAACCAAGATTATTATACTATTTAAAAAGAAGAGGTTACAGAGGTTATTCAATGAATAGACCTGATAAAGTTTGGAATAAATTATCAGCTGCCGAAAAAGAAATAGGTGGCATACCAAACTCAAGTGAAGATATAAGGCAGGCTCATGCTGCCGCAATTGAAAGTTATATTAATTTACATATAGGTATAAAAGCAGATGGTAGCTATGGTGATATGTATTTTAATGAAACTTTAAACGACTGGGCAAAATTTGATATAAATAAAAGAACAAAATTTGATGCCGCAATAAGTTCAGGCTTAGCGGTTATGGCATGTAATAAAAATTTATATGCACCCAGACCAGATAAAAAATTAAACAGCAAGCTAAATTTTAGCTTTGCTAAATATGATAATAGAGGCAATTTTTCAAAAATAATAGAATAAATGAGTAAAGTATCAACAAGAGGTATTTTCCCAAGTCAAGCAGTGTCTGACGCTGAAAAGGCTAGCTTACCATACGGATTAGAAATAGCGAGAGCTATAGAATCTGAATGGTTTAAAAAAGACTCGGGAAGTACACGTTACTTTGCAAATAGAGATAATTTTCATAGATTAAGACTATATGCAAGGGGTGAACAAAGTATACAAAAATATAAAGATGAATTGTCTATCAATGGTGATTTATCATATCTTAATTTAGACTGGAAGCCGGTTCCGATTATACCTAAGTTTGTAGATATAGTTGTAAATGGTATTGCAGAAAGAACCTATGATTTAAAAGCATATTCTATCGATTCAGCCGCTACTAAAGAGCGTACAGAGTATGTTGAAAAAATGGTAAGGGATATGCAAAATAAAGTTTTATTCCAAGAAATGAATACACAACTTGGTGTAAATATGTTTAGTAATAAACCTGAAGAGCTGCCGGAAAATGATCAGGAGTTAGAATTGCACATGCAATTAGACTACAAGCAAGCTATTGAAATTGCAGAAGAACAAGCTATAAATAATATATTTGATATAAATAAATATGATTTATTAAAGAAAAGATTAGATTATGATATAGCTGTTTTGGGTATTTCTGCTGTTAAAAACAGTTTTAATACTGCTGAAGGTATAAAATTAGAATATGTAGATCCTTCTGATTTAGTTTATTCTTATACTGATTCACCTTATTTTGAAGATTTATATTATGTAGGTGAAGTGCGAAGAACACCTATAGTTGAATTGAAAAAACAATTTCCAGAGCTAACGACTGAAGATATTGAAGAGATTGAAGGTTATGGAACAAATAATGCAAAGTTATATAATAAATCTTATTCAGCTCCAAGTCAAGATAAAAATTATGTGTATGTTTTATATTTTGAATACAAAACATACGAAAATCAAGTATATAAAATAAAAGAAACATCTACAGGTGCGTATAAGGCGTTAAAAAAGGATGACACATTTAACCCACCAAAAGATGCAAGATCTAGATTTGAAAAAGCAAATAGATCAATTGAATGTTTATATGAAGGCGCTAAGATAGTAGGTTTTAATAAGTTATTAAAATGGCAAAAAGCTGTTAACATGACAAGACCTAAGTCTGATATTACTAAAGTTCAAATGAGTTATAATATAGTAGCGCCAAGAATATATAAAGGTACGCCTGAATCTTTAGTTAGTAGAATGACATCTTTTGCTGACATGATTCAAATAACGCATTTAAAGTTACAGCAAGTGTTATCTCGTATGGTTCCTGACGGGGTATTTTTAGATGCGGATGGTATTGCTGAAGTGGATTTAGGTAATGGAACAAATTATAATCCACAAGAAGCATTAAATATGTATTTCCAAACTGGTTCTGTTATTGGTAGATCAATGACACAAGATGGTGATTTTAATAATGGTAGAGTACCTATTCAAGAATTAAGATCATCTGGTGGTAACCAAAAAATTGCAAGTTTAATTCAATCTTACAATTATTATTTACAAATGATGAGAGATGTAACAGGATTGAATGAAGCTAGAGATGGTAGTGTTCCTGATAAAAATGCTTTAGTTGGTTTACAAAAAATAGCAGCAGCTAATAGTAACACAGCGACTAGACATATATTACAAGGTGGCTTATACCTTACATTAAAAACAGCAGAAGCTATTTCTTTAAGAATATCCGATGTTTTAGAATACTCAAATACTAATAACGCTTTAATACAATCTTTAGGTAAGTTCAATGTTGGGGCATTAAAAGAATTAGCTGAACTACATTTACATGATTTCGGTATATTTTTAGAACTAGCTCCCGATGATGAAGAAAAACAATTACTTGAAAATAATATTCAAATGGCTATCCAACAAAAAGCTATTGAATTAGAAGACGCTATTGATGTAAGAGAAATTAAAAATCTTAAATTAGCAAATCAATTGTTAAAATTAAGAAGAAGAAAAAAGTTTGAAAAAGATAGAGAAATACAAATGCAAAATATACAAGCACAATCTCAATCAAATGCACAAGCTGCTCAAGCAGCTGCTCAAGCTGATTTACAAAAACAACAAGGTATTGCACAAAGTAAAGTACAAATTGCTCAGGCTCAATCACAATTTGATATAGAAAAGCTAGAAAGAGAAGCGGCAATTAAAAAAGAATTAATGCAATTTGAATTTGATTTAAACATGCAGCTTAAAACAGCTGAAGCAGATGTAATTAAAAATAAAGAAAAGTACAAAGAAGATCGTAAAGACGAACGAACTAAAATACAAGCATCGCAACAAAGTGAATTAATAGACCAGAGAAAGTCTGGTAAGCCACCTAAAAACTTTGAATCCGCAGGAATGGATAACTTAGGTGGATTTGGGTTAGAACAATTTGACCCAAGATAAATTTTTAAATAATTATATAATATTTTATTATGGCAGAAGAAATTAAAGTAAAAGCAGTAGAGGCTGAAGAAAAGTCTATTGCTGAAAAAGAAGAAGCAGTTCAGAAACCATCAAATTTTGATGAAGAAACTGGAGTGTATAAAGTAAATTTAAACGAACCTAAAGAAGAACAAGATGCCGTTCAAGAACAAAAAACAGAAGATGGCGTGTTACGCGGAAGCAGCGAGAATGAAAAAGCTGGGCAAGAAGCCGAAGTGGAATTGCAAGACGTACGCGAAGAAAAAGAAATAGAAGAACCCGTATTAGAAGAAATAACCGATGAAACCACTGAAACAGATAATACTGACGAAACAGGAGTGGATAGAAGCGTTGAAGCTACCGACCCCACACCGGAACAAAAAGAAGTATTATCGGAAGAAAAAACACAAGAACAAAAACCTGAAGTAGAATATCCAGAAAACATGATGGACTTAGTTAAGTTCATGAATGAAACAGGTGGCACTATTGAAGATTACGTTCGATTAAATGCAGATTATACTAACGTGGATGAAAATACATTGTTAGTTGAATATTACAAACAAACTAAACCTCATTTAAGTTATGATGAAATACAGTTCCTTATGGAAGATAATTTTTCATTTGATCAAGAAGTAGATGAGGAAAGAGAAATAAAAAGAAAAAAATTAGCTCTAAAGGAGGAGGTCGCAAATGCTAAAAACTTTTTGACAGGGTTGAAGGATCAGTATTACAAAGAAGTCAAGTTGGGTTCTAAGTTACTACCTGAACAGCAAAAAGCAATAGAATTTTTTAACCGCTATAATGAAGAGCAAAAATCAGCTGAAGAATTATTACAGAAGCAAACAACACATTTTGAGCAGGAAACTAGTAAAGTTTTCAATAATGATTTTAAAGGTTTTAACTTCAAAGTTGGAGACAAAAAATACAGGTTTAATGTAAAAGATATTAATAAAGTAAAATCACAGAATATATCAAATGTTTTTGATAAATTTGTTAATGAGGATTCGCTCCTAACTAACTCTGCAGATTTTCATAAAGCTTTATTTGCTGCTTCTAACGCTGATTCAATAGCAAATCATTTTTACGAACAAGGCAAAGCAGATGCTATTAAGCAAATAACTGCAGACGCTAAGAACATTAACATGGATCCTAGAAAAACTTCTGACGGTTATGTTGAAGCTGGAGGCGTAAAAGTAAAAGCTATTTCAGGCAATAATGATTCGGGGCTAAAAATTAAACTAAAAAATTACTAATAATTAAAAAAAATTAATTTAAAATGGCAGGATTTACATTAGGGACAGGAGGCATAGTACAGCCAAATGTTCAAAAAATGACTACACCTGGTTCATATATTGATTTCAGAGCAACAGCTACTGCTGGTTGGGCACAACAATACCTACCAGAATTATATGAAGCAGAAGTAGAAAAATATGGAGACAGATCAATTTCTGGATTCATACAAATGTTAGGTGCTGAAATGCCTATGGCATCTGATCAAGTTATTTGGTCTGAGCAAGGTAGATTACACTTAGCATATAACGGTCAAATTAATCCAACTAACGGATTAGTTGATACAATTACAGATATCGACAGCGGTTCATCAGTTGCTCACGCGGTTAGAAAAGGTGCTACTGTTGTAGCGGTTGTAAATAACGTTGTATTTAAAGCAATTGTTAGCCAAGGTATTGAGTCAGATACTGCAGGTTATACAGCTGGTACAAAATTAGATATCAAACCTTACGGTGCACAAAATGTTAATGATTTAGCTGGTATTGCAGATACTGATGACCAAGTAATAAAATTCTTTGTTTATGGTTCTGAATTTGGAAAAGGAACTGGTAAAATGAATGGTTCTATTGAGCCAAAATTCTTATCACTTTCTAACCAGCCAATGATTATTAAAGATCACTTTGAAATTAACGGTTCTGACACAGCTCAGATCGGTTGGATAGAAGTATCTGGAGAATCTGGACAAGGTGGATATTTATGGTATTTAAAATCTCAAGGAGATACAACTAAAAGATATGAAGATTATTTAGAAATGGCAATGGTAGAAGCTGAAAAAGCTGCTGTTTCTGGTACAGCTACTGCAAATTCTGAAGTAGGTGTTGCTGGATCAGAAGGTTTATTAGCCGCTATTGGTGCTAGAGGTATGGTGAGTAACGACATGTTTGATGGTACTCCTGATATCAACGACTTTGATGATTTAATTGCAAAATTAGATGAGCAAGGTTCTATTTCTGAAAACATGCTATTTGTTAACAGAGCTTCAAATTTACAAATTGATGACCTACTTGCAGGGTTAAACCCGCACAGTACAGGTGGTTTATCTTTTGGAGCATTTAACAATTCTTCTGATATGGCGTTAAACTTAGGTTTCAGCGGATTTAACAGAGGTGGTTATGAATTCTACAAAACTGATTGGAAATATCTTAACGATAAATCTACAAGAGGTAATATTGGTGGTTTAAAAGGTGTATTAGTTCCTGCTGGAACATCATCTGTATATGATCAGCAATTAGGTAAAAACGTAAGAAGACCTTTCTTACACGTTAGATATAGAGCTTCTGAAGCTGATGACAGAAAACTCAAAACTTGGGTTACTGGTTCAGTAGGTGGAGCATCTAGTTCTGACTTAGACAAAATGGAAGTACATTATCTATCTGAAAGATGTTTAGTAGTTCAAGCTGCTAACAACTTCGTTAGATTTGATGACTAATATTTATTAAGGGTAACGGGTGCTTCGGCACCCAATACCTTTATTTTAACATTTTTATTATATTATATCATGGCAAAAAAGAAAATAGCAGAGGTGGCTGCTGAAGAACCTATAAAGGTTGCTCCATCAAAACCAAAAAATTTAAAAATAAAAGATAAATTATACGAATTAATTATACAAGAAACACCTATTGTTTACATGCTAAAAAGTAAAAACATACTTTGGTTTGATAAAGAAAAAGGTTATGAAAGAGAAATTAAATATTGCGAAAATCAAAAAACAATATTTGAAGATGAAATGAAAGGCATTCAAAGATTAAAACATATTGCATTTAGGAATGGCCAACTTTTTGTTGAAAAAGAAAAACAAACATTACAAAAGTTTCTTGAACTACACCCTGATAATGGTGTTAAATTTAAAGAGTATAATCCAGAACAAATTGCTGAAGAAGATTTAGATGTACTTGAATATGAATTAGAAGCAATGAATTTAGCTCTAACATTAGATATTGACCACGCGGAGGCAATATTGAGATCAGAATTAGGAAATGAGGTATCTAAGATGACTTCTAAGGAGCTTAAAAGAGATTTATTACTATTTGCTAAAAACAACCCTCCGTTGTTCTTAGAATTAGCAAATGACGATAACATCAACGTTAGAAATTTAGGTATAAAAGCTGTTGAAAATAATTTAATTCAATTAGCTGATGACCAAAGAACTTTCAACTGGGCCTCAACAGGTAGAAAACTTTTAACAGTTCCATTTGATGAAAACCCATACTCAGCATTAGCTGCTTGGTTTAAAACAGATGAAGGTGTTGAAGTTTATCAAACAATTGAAAAAAGACTAAAATAAGTCAGTAGTGGTTGAGCCGCTACGGCGGCTTAATCATTATATAAAAAATATTATGGCAATATCAGTAAATTCAGTATATAGAACCGTTCTTTCAATATTAAATAAAGAAGGTAGAGGATATTTGACGCCGGACCAATTCAATAAAATAGGCGCTCATGTACAATTAGACTTACTTGAAAAATCATTTTTTGATTACAATAGAGCAATGAATAAAAAGAAAAGTTTTGTTGTAAATGACGAATATGGTGATTTGCCAAAAAACATAAAAGAAAAAATAGATATATTATCTAAAGAAGCAAGCTTAAGTATTTCAGGAGGAGTATCAACACTACCTGCTGATTTATACAGAATTATAAATATAACATCTGGAAATAGAACAATTAATTTACAAGAAGTTAAAAAATCTGAATTATCATATATAAATGCTTCTAAGTTAACCGCACCAACGGCAACATATCCTGTGTATTACTTAGAGTCTTCCTCTAATAGCACTACAAATCAAGCAGTAGCAGCAAACACAGCAACTCCATCAATATCTACAAAGATTAAATTTTTACCATCAACATTATCGTCTGTTCAGATAGACTATGTAAAAATTCCACAAGAACCTAAATGGGGCTTTACAAGAACCACTAATAATGCTTATAATTTCCAAGCATCAAGTTCTTATGATTTTGAATTACATAAATCTGATCAAACCAATTTAATTATAAAAATTTTAGCATATGCTGGAGTAATTATAAAAGATCCTACTATAATACAAGTAGCAAATGCAGAAGAAAATAAAACAATACAACTAGAAAATTCATAATAAATGGGACTAATAAATGTAACACAACAGGCTTATTATAGTCAGTCACAACAATTTACCGCAACTGGTTCTTCAAACACAGTTACGATAACTACTGTTTATTTCCCTACATTACCAGCGGTTGGAAGCATTGCTGTATTTATAGATGGCAAAGAAATAAATACAGGGAACTATTCTTATAATGCTTCATCGGGTGTTATAACATTTACAGGTAATGCTAATAATACAGACGTAATAACTTTTACAAGTTCACAATATAGACCAAATGCTGGGTTAATTATTGAAGTAAAAGAAATAAATAAAGCAGAAAGATTTGGAAATTATAGATATACATCTTTAAATGATTTAATAAATAACTATTTAGTTGCTTTTGTTGGAGATGGGAAAATTATTAATGACGCTAAAAAAACAGATGTTATTTTTCATGCTAAACGAGGTATACAGGAATTTGCTTACGATATAAGCAGAGTTGAAAAAATACAGGAAATACAATTAGGTACTAGTTTATCTATGCCTTTACCTCAAGATTATATACACTATGTTAGATTATCGTATGTAGATACAGCAGGTGTTGAAAATATTATTTATCCAGCAAGGTTTACATCAAGACCGTCTGAATCTATATTACAAGATGATGATTATAAATATTTATTTGATGCAAATGGTAACTTATTAACAGGTACGCCTGTTGCAAACACAAGGTTTGAAGAATTTGATCTTAGTAAAATAACAGGTAATGATATAGGCTCTGATGCTAATTATAGTCAGAACGATGAATTAGACAGAATACATATACAAGGAGGTAGATTTGGATTAGACCCTGAAATTACTCAAAACAATGGGGTATTTGTGCTTGACGAATTAAATGGCAAAATTAGTTTTTCTAGTGATCTTGCGGATGAAATAATTACATTAAAATATATATCAGATGGTTTAGGAACTGATGATGAAATGCAAATACATAAATTTGCTGAAGACGCAATGTATAAATATATAACTCACGCTATTGCAAGTACAAAAGCAAATATGCCTGAATATATAATAAATAGATTTAGAAAAGAAAAAAGAGCAGCAATGCGTAATGCTAAACTAAGATTATCAAGTTTAAAATTAGATGAGCTTACTCAGGTAATGAGAGGTAAATCTAAAGTATTAAAATAATAGTATATGCCAGAACTTAAAAATACCTTTTTAGAAGGTAAAATGAATAAAGACCTTGATGCTCGTTTATTAAAAAACGGAGAGTATGTTAATGCTGAAAATATTCATATAACTAAATCAGAAGGTTCTGATGTTGGTACTGTACAAAATATTTTAGGTAATAAATTACCATACACTACAGCTGTTGATAGAGGTACTGTTATTGGATATTTTGCAGATTCTGAAAAATCTAAAAATATATTAAATGAAGATATATTTAGAATATTTTATTTTGTAAAAGGTAATTCTAATCACGTTGATAATATATATTATTATGAAGCAGGGGCCACTACAGCTCCAATTCCTTTAATTAAGAATAATAATAATTTTTTAAATTTTAACTCTGATTTTTTAATTATAGGTGTAAATTTAATTGATAATTTGCTTTTTTGGACTGACGGATTAAATCAACCAAGAAAAATAAATATTGAAACAGCATTAGATAATACGCATAGGACGGGAACATCGGCTAGAACAAATTGGTATAAGCCAGTTGCAAATTATTATGACAATGAAGATAAAATATCTGTTGTAAAATACTATCCATATACTCCACCTAAAGTTTTAAGACAAGTTGGAGGAACAGACCACGGTGGTATGCAATTATTAAAAACAAAAGCAGATTTAGGTGCACTTGCAAATAGCAAGTCTTTATCAATTAACGCTAGCACTGATACAAATCATGAAATACATGTCGGCCAAGAAATATATGATGGTACCACTTTTTTAGGTAAAGTTGAAGCTGTTAGCGCTGATGGTTTAACTGTTACTTCTGATACTGTTATAAATAAAAATTCAGGAACAACATTAACTTTTTTAAATCAGAATGATAAGCTTGATGAAAAATTTGTTAGATTTGCATATAGATTTAAATATAAAGATGGTGAATATTCTTTAATATCACCATTTACACAACACTGTTTTATACCTAAAACTTATAACTCAACATATGCAGATCATGATTCTCAAGGAAGAGGATTAACAGCGGCACAAGAAACAGAAGCGGCAGAGTCAACAGAGTTAGCTAGTTTTACAAATGATGTTTCTCATGTAAACTTACAAATAGATTTTCCATCAGCATCACCTACAACAGATTTTGAAATTGATAAAATTGAAATATTAATAAAAGAATCTAATAGACCTGATATAAGAAGCTTAGCACAATTAAATATAACAGATAGCAGTGTTGGTAATGATAAAATATACAATTATACATATAAAGGAAGTTTACCATATAAAACATTGCCCGAACAACAATTAACAAGAGTTTATGATAACGTACCTGTTAAAGCAAAAGCGCAGGAAATAATAGGCAACAGGCTTGTATATGGTAATTATCAAGAAAATCCATACAATAAACCTTTCCAAAAAATTATTGATAATAGTGGAAATGATTTAAG